CGCGAGGCGCCGCTGATGGCGAACAGTTCCGTAGACACCGATGCAATACGCGAGTCGGCAAACATCGCCGATGTCATCGGTCGTTACGTCAAGCTGAGGCCAGCCGGTCGCGGGGAGTACAGCGGGCTATGTCCATTTCACGACGAGTCCTCGGCGAGCTTCACTGTCAACGAAGTTAAAGGCTTCTACCACTGCTTCGGCTGCGGCGCGCATGACGACGTGATCGGCTTCCTGGTGCATCACCTGAAGATCGGATTCCTTGACGCATGTGCACAGCTCAGTGGCGGAAAGTTGGGCGTCGCGGCAGAGCGCGAGAAACTCCCGAGCCAAGAGTCTTTGCGGGTGAAGTGGGTGCCCATCCTACCCGTGCCTGATGATGCGCCCGGACTGCTGACTGACAGCGGCTGGACGGTGCCGATCTGGAACGCCAAGCGCGACAAGCTCCGCAGGATGAAGCCGGCCAGGGTGTTTCCCTACCGCAACGGGGAAGGGCAGATCCTTGGGTACGTGCTGCGTTGTGAGTTCATCGACCACGACAGCCGCAAGCTGAAGAAGTGGACGCCCCAAGTGACCTGGTGCGTCGGACCGGCCGGGCAGAAGCAGTGGTGCCTTGAGAGCTTTCCCGGGGCGCGGCCGCTGTATGGGCTGGATGCCCTGGCAGCGAAACCCGACGCGCCGGTGTTGATCCCAGAGGGAGAGAAGTGTCGGGACGTGGGGGCGCGTGCATTCCCCGGCTATGCGGCTATCAGCTGGTCGGGAGGCGGAAAGGCCGTCACGAAAGCGGACTGGTCGCCACTGGCCGGTCGGGATTGCGTGCTCTGGCCCGATGCTGACCTTCCTGGGCGGCAGGCAATGCTGGGGTGGAGGAACGACGCCAACCAGTTCAAGCCGGGGGTCGCCCAGCTGCTCAAGCGTGCAGGGGCGAGATCGATCCGCTTTGTGGATGTGACCGGCCAGCCCGATGGTTGGGACATCGCAGATGCGTTGGAGCGCGACGGCTGGACGCCTCGACAGCTTGCGGCTTGGGCCGCAAACCGCGTGATTGAACTCGACGTGGTGGCTGCCAATGGCGCATGACAGGAGGCTGGAGGAGCGAGTGCTGCACTCCAATGCGAAGCTCGCCAGGGCCTACCGAATCGCGGCCCAGGCAGCCCTAGATAACCCATATGAGCACTCTCGGCGCTTGCGCCTGGAGCGGGCAAGAGAATACCTGCGCCTGGCGCGGGGCTACGAAAAGGCAATGCGGCAATGAGCGTGGGGACAAGGCGCAGGATGACAGTGATCGATGGCGGCGGTGCGCCACCGCCAGGCGGTGGCGGGGTAGACCCCAATGCCTGGAAGGAGCACCTAACCAGAAATCGCGATGGGAATGTCGAAGGCACGCTGCACAACCTGATTCTGATCATGGAGAACGACGATCGGTTGAAGGGGCTGTGGTGGCTCAACGACTCCAGCAACCAGGTGAAGCTGCACCGAGATCCACCATGGACAGGTGGCAGCAGGGACGAGTTCATCGACTCGGATGCCTACGAGCTGGCGGCGTGGTTGCAGCACCCGGATCGCTACTGGATGAAGTGCAGTGATGACCTGGTGTTGAAGGCTGTCATCGCGGTTGCGCGCCGGCACCGCCGTCATCCAATCAAGGACTACCTCGGTGCCCTGCAATGGGATGGCGTCCCGCGCGTCGAGCGCATGCTCGTCGAGCTGTTTGGTGCGGCGGACAATGCCTACAGCCTGCGCGCAGCGCAGTGCTTCATGGTAAGTGCCGTGGCTCGCATCTTGTGGGTAGACGCCAAGCAGCCCAGCGTGGGCGCACAGGTGGATTTCATGCTGGTGCTGGAAGGTGAGCAGGGCAAGCGGAAGTCAAGCGCCCTGCGCGCGATCTTCGGCAGCGAATGGTTTGTCGAGACCAGCGAATCCCCAAGCGGTAAGGACTTCTACCAGGTCATCCAAGGGGCATGGGGCGTCGAGATCGGCGAGATGGACTCCTTCTCGAAGGCCGATGTAACAAGCGTAAAGACCGCCATCACCAGACGCGTGGACAAGTTCCGTGCGCCCTACGAGCGCGTGCCCCGATCCTACCGCCGCGAATGCGTGTTCGCCGGCACCACGAACGAGCATCAGTACCTACGCGACCCGACCGGTGGGCGGCGCTTCCTCCCCGTGCGAACCGACGGCGACGTGCAGATCGCCGCGATCGCAACGTTGCGCGACCAGCTGTGGGCGGAGGCTGTGACCATGTTCAACGCCGGGTTCGAGTGGTGGGAGCTGCCGGCAGACGCGAAGGAGGAGCAGGCCAGCAGGTATGTGGGCGACAGCTGGGAGGGGCGAGTCGAGCAGTGGCTCGACCTTCGGATGGAGCCGAGCAAGTACCCGACACGACTGGCGATGGCGCCGCAGATCGACTGGGCGACCACCGACAACCTCCTGACGTACGCCATCGGCTTGGACCCTGGCAAGCACGGCAAGCCCGAGCAGATGCGGGTCGCCTCGATCATGAAGACGCTGGGCTGGGAGCAACAGCGCAGGCGCTGGCCCGACGACGGCGGCCGGGAGCCACGGTGGTTCAGGCCTGGCCTCGCAATCGATGACTGGCTGGCAACCGTACAGAGGTCAAGGCAGGAGGCCCCCAGTGGACCTGACTTCTGACCAGACCTCTCCAGCTTCGTCCAGACCCGTCCGAACCACTGACCAGACCTGCCGCCTACTGCGACAGCGCTGTCCTGACCGTCCACACCATTTCTCGCGCGCGTACATGTACCAACAGAACGCCTCAGTTCTCCATTACTCAATTCAAAAAAATAGGTGTGGACGGTATGGACAGTGTGGACAGCGTTGTAACGGCGTGGGTTCCGGGCGTCCAGACCTTGCCTTGATGGTTTGGACGGTGCGGACGGCTGGCATGTTCCACGCGAATCATCGTGCGGTTGGTCGGCCGGAAGGGGCAGGGGGGAGAGGGCAGGCCGATGGGTCCTCCCCGACCTCAAATTCCACGGGTATTCGGTCGCGCAGATTTTCGCTAGTCATGACGCATTTCCAAGGGGGTTGTAGTGGTTTCTGATCTGAGCAGTCCGATGAAGCAGGGTGCTTTCGGCGATCTGGTGGGCATTTCCCAGCAGGCAGTCAGCGACCTGGTGCGTCGTGGTGTGCTGGCTGACGGTGCGGCTGGTGACGAATGGCTGCTCGCCTACTGCGACCATCTCCGCGAAGTGGCTGCAGGCCGTGGCGGAGAGGCTGGGAAAGACCTGACCGCCGAACGCGCCAGGCTGGCGCGTGAGCAGGCTGACCGCTTGGCAATGCAGAACGCTGTCACCCGGGGAGAGCTGGCGCCAGCGCACCTCATGGAACAGGTTCTGTCGAAGGTCGGCGCGCGGGCGGGTCGCATTCTTGAAACCATCCCGGGGACGTTGCGCCGTCGATTGCCGCAGCTCACAGCTGCCGACCTCGATGTGGTCACGCAGATTGTCGCCAAGGCCAGGAACCTCGCGGCATCCATGCGTTTGGCTGACGTGGATGCAGATGATGATGCAGATTCGGATGCCGTTGCGGCTATGCCCGTCGCTACCGAGGACGATGACCAGTGACCCTGTTGCGAGGAATCGAAGCCAGCCAGCTGCAGGCCGTAGAACGGCATCTCCAGCGCGGACTAGCCTCATGGGCGGTGCAGGAGCCCATCACGCTGGAGGCGTGGGCTCGGGAGCACTTCTACCTGTCTGCTGAGTCAAGCTACGTTGAGCAGAAGTGGACGCCATGGCCGTTCCAGCGCGGCCTGATGGCGGTGATCAGCAACGACGACGTTACCGAGGTTTCGGTAAAGAAGTCGGCGCGTGTGGGGTATACCAAGATCCTCCTGGCCTTCCTTGGCTACAACGCAGAGCACCGGCGCCGGAACCAATGCATCTGGCAGCCGACCGACGACGACTCCGACGACTTCGTCAAGTCGGAGCTGGAACCCATGCTGCGTGACGTGGAGTGCATGCGGGCGGTGTTCCCGGCCTACCTGGCCCGTCACAAGGACAACACCCTGCAGCAGAAGAAGTTCATCGGTTCGCTTCTGCGCGTGCGCGGCGGCAAGGCCGCGAAGAACTACCGTCGAATCTCTGTGGACGTTGCCCTGCTGGACGAGCTGGACGCGTTCGACAACGACATTGAGAAGGAGGGCGCACCGGACTCGCTGGCCGCCAAGCGCCTGGAAGGCGCCACCTTCCCCAAGCTCGTGGCTGGCAGTACCCCGAAGCTCAAGGGCTTCAGCCTGGTGGATACGCGCTACTCGCAAGCGGATGAGCGATTCACATACCAGGTACGCTGCCCACAATGCGACGCCTTCCACGCACTGACGTGGGGTGGCAAGGACGAATCGCACGGCTTCAAGTTCGAGCGAGACGCATCTGGCGGCGTTGTCCACGTCTACCACCTCTGCCCGCACTGTACGTACCCAATGACGCAGGGCGAGTATCTGCTGGCGGCTGAGCAAGGCGAATGGGTGAACTCGCGCGGTGATCTCTGGCTTCGCGCCGATGGGCGCTTCACCACGCCGGAGGGCCACGTGGTCCAGGCTCCCCGTCATGTGGCGCTCCACATCTGGACCGCCTACAGCCCAGCAGTTGCGTGGCAGCAGATTGTCCGGGAGTTCCTGGAGGCGTACACCAAGCACCAGGAAGGCGACGACAGCAAACTGAAGGCATGGACCAACACGACTCTGGGTGAGACCTGGGAGGGAGAGGTCGAACGCACGGATGCTGATGAGTTGGCGAACAGGGCCGAGCCGTTCCCGCTCAAGACGATGCCCCGCGACTGCTTGCTGCTCCTGTGCGGCATGGATACCCAAGACAACCGGATTGAGGCTGGCGTCTGGGGCGTCGGGCGAGGAGGTCAAATGTGGACGATCGACCACCGCGTGTTCTTCGGCAACCCTGCACAGATGGAGGTCTGGACCGAGGCTGAGGCGTTCTTGCGTGAGCAGGAATACACACATGCCTGTGGCAGAGCGCAACGGATAT